CCTTCTTGTATTCTTTTTAACGCGGCTTCAACAGAAATGTAATTTGGTTCCTTAGAAAAGATGTTTTTAAAAATTGTTATCATTATTCAGAAATTGGTTTAAAGGCGTTTCTAGCGGTTTCTAATTCGTTTTGATACTTATTATCAATTCTTCGAGAAAGTGGCTTATTTTGGCTTATTTTAAGCTCAAATAACCCTTTCCACCCATTTGCCATAGATTGTTTTATAATTTCAATAGCATTTTCACAATTTTTTTCAGACAACCTAACTAAATCATCAAATGCAGCTTGCTCGCTTTGAACTGTTTTATAATTAAATTTAAATTGTTTGCTTTTGTAATCTTTCCATAAATCCCAATATTGTATAATTTCTTCCCCAATAAATGAAATTTTAATTTTTTTTGTCCCTTTAACCATATCCATATCCATATCCTTAACCATATCCATATCCTTACGCCCTTGTAAGGGCCTTGTAAGGGGCTTATTTTGTTTATCTAGTAAATTATTTTTTTCAAGCAATATGATTATACTATTATGCGCTCTATTGTCTGGATTTAAACCAGAAGGGTATTGAAATTCAATAAAAGAAGGTATAAACCATTTATTCCCCTTATCAAAAATTATAATCTTTTCATCAAAACTTTTAATAGCCTCTTTTAAATCAATTTTTTCTCCTATTCTTATCTGCGCTACATCAATATCAACTTGCCATATGCCTGCGTGGTCGCAATCATCACAAATATATAGCCAAAGGAGCTTATAAGCCCCTTGTAAGCCCCTTATAAAAGGTTTTTTCCACTTTTCAGTATCAGTAAATCTCTTAGCCATTTTCTTAAATTAATCATTAATAAAATCAGTGTCCATTGCTCTATTTATCTTTGCTAAATTTGTATCAGATAAGTTCATTATTCTCTGAATAAAAATAGAGTAAAGCGTAGGGTATGGGATTTCTGTTTTTCTTGAAAGCCAAGCTAGTGGTCGCTCTTGTTCTTCGAGATATAAAAGAATTTCATCTCTAACATTAGGTTTTTCCATAAATATTTTGATTGAAGAACAAAGTAATAACTAATATTTTAAATTACAAAATTTATTTTTTTAAAATTATATTTTATTTATTTAATTTAATTAATTAGCTTTGCCTAACAATAACCACACAAATGGAAAGATGGATAACCGAAGATGAAATAATGCACAGGATTAAAAATCATCCTGATTTAACTAAAGATGATAAAGAAGATTTTTACTTTGACATCCAGATGTTATATACTGGTAAAAAAGGTCAAGAAAAATTAGATAAACCAGTAATTAAAAATCAAGAAAGAAATAAAATAAAAAAAGATGGCATACAATAGTACAATAATAACAAAGAAAAAGCGTTGTGTTAATTGTGGCAATATTGATTATTGGTTTTCAAAAAAGATGTGTAAACAATGCGCCACAGTACATTCTACGCAAAAAAGATTAGAAGAATTTGAAGATGATACAGAAAGTTTTCAAAATCTTGTTCAAGACCTTGACCATGTATTTAGTCAATACATTAGAAATAGATATGCAGATAAAACAGGTGTCGTTGAATGTTATACTTGTGGTAAAAAACATACAATTGCAGAAATACAATGCGGTCATTTTATGGGTAGGTCAAATTTAAGCACTAGATGGATGGAACAAAATTGCAGACCACAATGTATGGAATGTAATTACTTTAAAACTGGTAATATAGAAGAGTTTGAATACAAATTAAACGAAGAAAATAATGCTGTAGTTGATTATTTAAGAGAAACAGCTAGACAAACAGCAAAACCTACAAAAGATGAGCTAAAAGGCTTAATCCTAGAATATAGGGCAAAGCTAAACTTGGTAAAAAAGAAATTTATTGAAAAATAATTTATATTTTTACGGTGGTTATCATAGTTTGTAGATTTAGTAGTTTAGCCCCATGTTTTAGAATGACATGGGGTTTTTTATCGCTCAAACATGAGCCGATTATCAGTCATTTACGGCTCAAAGTTGCCTTATTGGGTAACTTTTGTGATTGATAAAGTTTACTATTAGAGAACTTTTGTAACCAAATTGGGAACATTGTACAATGTTTTAGGTACAATATGTAAAATATTGTAACAGAATTAGGGTATATATGTTACTGATTTATATAGACTTGTAACAAAATTTGTTAATTGTTGGTAGTCAAACTACGCAAGTGTTCACATTTTTAAACCTTTCACGGATTCGTGAACATCACAAATTGTGTAACATTGATACACTTATTTATACGATAAAGTGTCATTAAAGTAAAGCTGATACTTGACTAGACATCCCTTGTGGTAAAGCTATAACTTGACAAAAAAAGGCCCTCAACGTAAAAACGTAAGGGCGATAACCAGTTAAACCTTTAACTATGTCTTATGCGGATACAAATATATACAAAAATTTAATTAAATTTATTTTTTTAATTAAATTAATTAAATTAATTTTGTTCCAAAACACACAACATGGCAAGAAGCATTTCCCCCGATTCAGTTTCCAGTAAGGTTGCTGATTTAATATTAGGCGAACATCTTAGGTTAGATAACCCATATACATCTGTAATGGTTATGGTATCTAATTTAAAGAAAAAAGACGCTCACAAAGATAAATTATTTAAGATTAAAGCTACTGATAACACTACTACTGTAACCAGAATAAAATAAACCAATATTATGCATATACAAACGATTAACTACACTAGAACATTTAACCTAGGAAACTATTCTTCTGAAAAAATTGGTGTTGAATTTGCCCTTAATGAAGGCGAATCTGCTAATAAAGCTCTTGATTACGCAAGAGAACTTGTAGAAGAATATCACAAGCAAAATGTAATTAAATTAAAAGATTTAAATGAATTTTACCAAGAGATACCTGATGAAATTATTCCTACTCAATCTAAAAAATCTTTAGCTGAAAAAACAATAGAATTTATAAATGCTTGCAAGACTAGAGATGAGTTAAGAGCTTGGGAATTAATGGCTAAAAATAATCCAGAAGTATTGGAATCTTATAACGCTAAACATAAATCTTTATAACTATGAATTGGAATGAAACGCTAATCAGAGCAAGCTCTGTAGGGTATATAATGACCGAACCAGTAACCAAAGCGGACAAAGAAGCTGGGTTACTTTCTAAGACCGCACAAAGACATTTGCTTGATGTTTATATTTCTAATAAGTATAATAGGAGTAAAGATATTCAAACAAAGCAAATGAAAAAAGGCATTGAAGTAGAGCAAGAATCGATTGATTTATTATCTATGTACTTAAAGAAACCTTTTGTTAAAAATACGGAAAGATTTTCAAATAAATACATAACAGGGCTACCAGATATTATTGATGATGGAATTATTGATATTAAATCTAGTTATGACCTATGGACATTCTTAGGTAATATCCCAGATAAACTTGATAATTTATACTATTGGCAAATGATGTCATATATGTGGCTTACAGGTAAAACCAAAGCTACTATTGCTTATTGCCTTGTAAATACACCAGATAATATTATCCAACAAGAGAAGTATTACTTACTTAAAAAGCTAGATGTAATTTCAGAAGAAAGCCCAGAGTTTGTAAGAGAAGCCATGAAGCTAGAATTAAACATGAAGTTTGATGATATAGCTATGGAAGAAAGAATACTTATGTTTGAAGTTAATAGAAACGAAGATGATATTTTACGCATTGAGCAAAAAGTAGAAAAAGCAAGAGAATTTTTACAAGATATTGAAAACACCCACAAAAACTTTAATAATGGCAAAATCTAAAAAAGAAAAACAATTAAACCTTCCGCAAAATGCAGAACCATTAAACGGATGCGATTTCTGTATGCAATTTGATTATGATGAACCTCATGTAATTGGCGCAAGTGAAGATGCTGATGGAGTTTTAGAATTAATAATAAAATCTTATTTAGATGCAGGTTTAACTTTTGTATGCCCAATTACACAAAAGAAATTAAGAATATATGCTAGACCATTATCAGATAAGGGTAGAGCAATTTTAGATCAACAAAAAGAAATTAAAAATTAACAAATGAAATTAAAAGAAATTGAAAACAAAGAGATTTTTTTAAAAGAAAACTACCCATTTGCAAATGTTCCAAAATTAGGTGACAAAAAACATTGTTTACATTGTAATAAAACAATTACTGTTGGAGATTACAAGGTAGAAACATCGTTTAATGTATTAAAAGGTGCTGATCATGATTACATAGTTTGTCCAAATGCTCCAGAATGTAATGGTAATTGTACCGATTGGGTAGATTTAGAACCAGAAGATTAAGATTTTTTATGTGCATTAGCAAATTTACGAGCAGCTTCAACGCTACCAAAACCCCAAGCCTTTAATGCTAATGCTTTCCTTGTTGGTTCGCCATTTGGTTTTTTCATAGCTCCAAGCATACCAGCAAAGCGAGCTGCAAAAGAAACTCTACGAGGGTTAACACCAGACTTAACCGGAGCTTTTAAATTGCCACCAGTTTCAGAATTATACGATGCTCTGCCTTTAGCGTTTAAGCCACCTTCAGGATTTTTACCTTCTTTACGTTGCCAAGCTCCAGCCATAACTATTTCTTTTCTTCTGATTTAATTTTCTTTTCTTGCTTTAACATTTCGGCAGTTGGTTTCTTACCACTTCCTTTGTTAGCACGAATATTATCCCATAAACCGCGTGGAGAATACGAGCCATCTGCTCGCTTCATCATTTTTAATTTACTTTTCATATTACTTTAAACTTAATAAATACAATGTTTCAGCTATTAATGTAGCAATTTCATCTACTTGATTTTGAACCCAAGATTCTTGATAAATCTCTTTTCTTTCTTCTTGAATTGTCTTGTATAAAGATTTAAAATATTTAACTACTTGATCTGAGCTTTTATAATCTGCTGGACTATCAATTTGATAATGCATAGGTCTATCGTAAATACCACTTACGCTTTCTACTAACCCATCTGTCAAACCAAGGATACCATCATAAAATTTACCCAATGCTTTATGAACAGCATATGTTTCGGTTTGGTGGTGCCAAACAACAGCTTGGTCAAATGAATCTTTAAGATAAGATACAAAGTATGAGAATTTTTCTTCAGCCATAATATAAAATTTTAGCTAAGATACGAATTATTTCCAATTCTCTGACTTCCATATAGCTAAATCTAGACCTTTTAAATTTTCAGGGGGTGTTGGTAAGAAATTAGCTATTTCCTCCAAATTTGGGGCCTCTGTGTGATAAGGAGGCATATTCTTGAATGGAGCGCCTCTTTTAACTTGCTTTTCACCATAATTATCCATTAAATAATTTAACACAGATTGCGCCGATGTCAAATTCTGCTCTTTTTGAATCATATCCAACTTATATAAGTCAAATCTAACTCCAATTGGTTTACTTTTTGCCATAATTAAATTAATATGTATTTGCAAAAATAGGTGTTTGCTCGCCAACGTAAGCGCCAAAACAATTAAACTCAAGAAATTCCCAAGCATCTTCTTCTGAAAGTTCTTTATCTTCCTCCATTAAAAGATCAACCATAATTTCTTTTGAATAAACTAATTGGCCATTATCAGTTATTCCAATAATTGCTTTATCATATCCATCTGGATTTTCTTCAGATAAATTTGGTTTAAGAGCTAAACAATTTGCTGCGGTTTCTAAAATTAATTCTAAGTCCATAGTCTGTTTTTTTTAAATTAATAAATGTAGCTACAAAATTAAGTTAATTTTCTGAATGTAGCTACAATATATTATACCATAATACCATGTACCATTAACCCAATACCCATAAGATCAGGCATGACCCCAATACCATCAGTCAATACGAATCAGGTGCGATACCATGACCATG